TCCCTCATATAAAAGTAAAACAATTTCCATCACTCGATATTTATAATTCATCATATCATTTACCACGTATGTCAATACACCTTTACGTATACCATTTTCCATTATTATAAGTGATTCGTATACACCCAGTTTAGAGGAGTGTATATATTTTGACTGGTATTCGTCAAATATTGGGTAACATTTATACCTGGAACAACTTGTATTGTATAATTGTTTTATATACACCATATCCGTTGAGGTCGAATGCTTTAAAAGATGAGAACTGTTTGGTGATAATGTATTATTCGTTGCGTATGAATAAAATTTCATTTTACATATATGATTAAATGGTAACCTTTTTTGTTCTATTTTAAAAATGAACACCTTTGAATATTTATTCGAAGACTCTTTAGCTGTGTGTGATATAACAAGTGGGGCATAGTTTTTACTTCTATGATCCTTGTGCACGGTTAACAAATCAACATAATGAGTATTTATAATATCATTTTTTAGACATAGTTTATATGGTTTAGCCACTATATTGGCTATAAGCATATTTTCGTTTTTTAGGTTTAAAATATTGTCACCGTTTAAGTAAGGGTGTGATAAATACCAAGAAATATCATTTTCATTGAAAACGTAACCCTTGATGTAATGTATAGATAAAAAGTTAGCTAAAACATTATGAAATGATTTATTATCGGGATCAACTTTCACGAGTTGATTTGGTTGTTTAATTCGAAGTGGAAATGGTATCAGATTGGATATTATACCCTCCTCATTATGATCTCGTGAAACGGGTTGCTTACTCCAATATTTATGCTTTTCTTGAAAGAAAGAAACAAATGTCGATAAAAATCCCATACTTTACGAAGGTATTAAAGTTTTAAGTACAACTACTATTATAAGATGTCCTCTTACAACGTGTTCGCCTTCTAGGTATCGACACCCCAGAGTCTCGTACTTCGGATAAGGAGGAAAAGGTGTTTGGTCTCCTCTCGAAGAAGAAGCTCAAGGAGTGGTGTCTAAAGGCTGTTGCGTCTGAGAAGGATGATATCTATATCGAACTCAGATGCCCAGAGGCGGATTCTAGGGGTAAATTTGGTCGTGTACTCGGAGAGGTTTGGGTTTCTGAGGATGGAGTATGGACCAATGTGAATAAATGGTTAGTTGACGAGGGATACGCTGTCCCCTATGGTGCACAAAACAAATCTCTAGTCGAAGGACTCCATCTTGAGAATCGTAAGAAACTTATCGAACGTGGTGAAGTACAGGCGTAAAAAAATATAAGTATATATAAATATAATGAAGATTGATTGGAGGTTTGTTTTGGTTTTGGTCGCAGCACTCATAACTATCATCGCCCTCAAGACCCAGACGGAAAACTTAGATGGTGATGTAGAGGAGACCGAGGAGACCGAGGAGACCGAGGAGACCGAGGAAACTAAAGATACTTACCCCGACGTACAAGGTTTTGTAGCTTCTCTCAGTGAGACCGGTAGCAAGATAAGCTACACGGACGTTCTCACTCTACAGGGAATGAGTGAGGGTATACGAGTAAATGGGGACACCAAAACTTTCACATCTTGTTCTACTGACTGTACCGCCGAACTTTTCAATGACCCGAAAATGAAAAGTGAGCAGAAAACGTGTAAAAAACAATGTGAGGGTTACATCCGTGGTGTGTGCAAAACTGTGTGTGACCTAGACCCAAAGGACCCGGTATGTAAGACTGCCTGTGCGGAATACTTAGAATAAATACGGGTATTTTCGAACCCATAAATTACAAATCCACTTCTCACCAGACTTTACAGGTAACCCACCATGTAAAGCCTTGGACGACATACACCCCCAATTGTCTAGGGTATCGAAAAATAAAGCATCCCCAGCACTCAATTTATACGATTTATTTAGATGAGGAAAATGTGTTTCTCCACCATCATAGTCATCATTAAGAGCTAAAATGAATGTATGTATTCGTTTATTTTTGTCACCGATGAAACAATCTTGATGGTATTTGTAATGACCATTTTTCTCATATTTGAGAACTTGTAACTTCTCAAAGTTCGTTACATGTTTATCAGTGTATTTTAGACACTTTCGGATGATACGATCTACTATCGGATCATTTTTTGAGAGCCACGCTGTTTTACTTTTCCTAATACTCTCATTAACAATTTTACCGGTTGTGATTTTAGAATCTTCTAGTTTATCTTCAGCGAGTGTAATTATATATCTTCTTTCTTTATCAGACAGAATCCCCTTTATAACCTGTGGTTTTCTATAAAACATCGATATGTCTCGGTGTACTTGAATTATACCTAGATCTTATTATTTGGAATATATCGTTGGAGTATTCTAAAATAAATTCCATCTGTTTTAGTATATCATCATGTTTATCTGGTTCGATAATATATTGTCTGAGAAGATCCCCACAAGTGTGAGAGATAAGCTCAAATATATGATAAACCTCTTTTGATTTATCGATAAACTTCTCTTGTCGTTGTAACAATATCTTGAAGTTCTCTTCGGATATATCATTTAACATATAACAAATACGTGTGGGTATGTTATCAATTGGTTCTATATTCAAAAATAAAAGCTCTCGCTCCAATTGGTTTACTAACATCATATACTGGAGCATTTCATTTGATGCGTGATTTTCCCTAAGTTCTCTAAAGGTTGGTACCCCTCCACATGGAATGTCACCATGCTCACGGGATGATATCAATTTCTTTTTAAATTCTATAAAATGTGGATTATGAACACGGCCAGTCTCTATTTCACCTGTCCTCCAATTAAATGCGGTATGACAATTTACACACCACATCTGCATACACCCACTACTTTTATGTATAACTGTACCACATTTAGGACATGATTTACTATCTTTGTTTAAGAGTTGCATAGTTTTTACAATTTCGGAATCACATACATGATCATCACTTTCAGGTTCATTACACTGTTTACAATAGTTATTACAACACAACCCACAATACCAATCTTCATTTAAAAACCCTTTACATTCTTCCGATGGACACTGACGCGTGAAATGCCTCGTTTCAAACTCTGAGCTTGTAACCTGACTACGTATTTGATTTAAATGTTGATATGTTTTTTCCATTTCCCTGTACAATATGAGTACTTCTGGATGAATAGTCAACGTGTCATAATTGATATTATGTGTGTGATGTAATTCAATAAGTGTTTGTTTTTGACGTGTAAGAATATAGCGTAATGATCTCATTTGAAGAATTCTTTCAACTTCCGGTTGTGTTTGTGGCATTAATTTTTTTTCTCGCTCGAATAGTACAGTTTCTCTATGATTTTTATAGTGGGTGTTTCTAAAAACTTTCGTACAAAATGAATCTATAAATTCTCTATTCCAACGCGTCTTACACCCCATGCAATGTGGATCTTCAAATGATTCCAATATATATCTTTGACTGCATGAGCGACAACTTGTTAAATCACAAAAAGGACATTCAACCTTTTTGTGTTTTACCTTATTGAATTTTTCGCAACATACATCACAAGTTGTCATTAATATAAAGGGAGTTTATTTCTTTAAATTACCATCACTTCAATCCTGGCATGCCACAAATAGAGACAACTTTTCGTGTGTGTCTGGAATATTATTCTCGTATAACGTTTTCGCAAATAATAACACCATTTCCGCATCCCTATATGACATGTACGAATGTCCATACTTTTCATATATGGCCACAACATCTTCGAGGTGGTTATCACACCACTCCTTCACATCTGCATCCCCATCAAGACCCTTTTCGATGAAATCGGCAACCTCGTCGCTGAGAGGCATGTCGGTAATCACGGTACAGTCGTCGTCGGGATGATTCATTTTAGTTACTTTTTATATATTTTACAGTCGACTTAGGGCTCTTATTCGCCTAGCTTCTGCATTTATCTTCTTTGGGGTAAATCCGGGGTTATTCTTCTTGACTTTCTTCTTCAAATTTTTTAATTCAGCCCTGTTATTGACCCTGCGTTCTTCGCGCGGTCGGGTCTCAGCTTCATTTCTACGAACAGCTCCTTCGATTCGCCCACGAAGTTTTGTTACGTTTGTTCGAGATGCCAAGCGGTCGATATTTCTACCGAAGTTTGTACTCGTGTTCTTTGCTAATTCCCGGAGTTCATCATTTTTAGCATTTATGAAATTCTCACGAGATCCATACTTCATCTTCTTCTTGGGTTCATTTGAATTATAGTTAGATACTACAGAGTTTGTATTATTGTTCACTCTATTCTTCACTTGAATTTCTACAAGCTTGCGTCTCTCATCAACATTGTTCACAAACTTTACAACTTTTCTTCGGTGATTCATTTTCTCAACCTTTGTGAGACCCGCCTTGGTGTACTTGTTCTCTATGTTCCTGCGAAGTTCGGTCTTTTCATTCAACTTATTCTCGATAGTTTTCAGGTTTTCTACGTTCTTCGCCGCTCTCAACTCTCGTGCCCAAAGACCAATTTTACCTTTTAAGGGTCCCTTTCTTTCTAGGAAAACACCATCGTTATTTGGTCGCAAGTTCAATTCCTTTGTAATTTTATTCTTCAGTCTCTCCCTCTCCGAGTTAAAATTTACTTCCTCTGTAAGAGATGTGGCAGAAATTTCACCATTATTGTTTAAACTGTTTTGTAACTTTCTAGTGTTACTCAATGTATTTGCATTTCGTTTAGCGTTTCCTAGAGTTTGGTTAGTGTTATTGAATAAGTTCATCAACTTCTTCTTGTTCTCATTTGGTAATCCCAAATTGTTTATGTGCTTACTCAATTCATTGGATTCTGAGTTTTTGTTGTTCTCTTGTTGCTCAACTTCCTTGGGTACATTGTTGTTGTTAGAGTACAGAGGGTTATTTTGCATGTTTGGTTCAAATAAGGGATTATTCTGTGTAGTATTGTTATTGTTATTTGAATTCGAGTTATTGTTGTAAATGGGTTTCTTGTTATTAGCTATTTTGGCATTGCTAATCTCAGATGATATGTCATTCTTTAATTTATTCATAATTTCATTTGTAAGTTGATTAGGTTCAGCTGCTCGCCCTCCTAATCTCAGTTTGGGCTTCATTTTTATTGGTTCACTCGATAAAGTATTATTGTTAACTTTCTTCTTATTAGACTTCGTTTTCTTGTTAATATTGTTACCTACATTTTTACGCATAGAATTCAAAATGTTATTGGTTACATTTGTGTTCAACTCTTCATTGACAGTATTGTTTATTAACTCTTCCATCATATTATTCACTTTAGCCTCATTTGTACGTGTAGTGTTCAATTTAGCATCGTTGACTCTATTAATATTTTTACCAATATTAGTACGCATAGAATTCAAAATGTTATTGGTTACATTAGATTTCACCTTTGTAGACTTAATCGCTTGAATATTTTTAATCGCTTGAATATTTAACTCGTCATTGACAGCGTTATTTATCAATTCTTCCATCATGTTATTTATTTGAGCACTATTCTTCTTATTTGGAACGTTGTTTAGTGTAGAATTCGTAACAGTGTTTTTTGTTGAAACGGGTACAAGTTTATTCAACTCATTAATCACTGTTTCGTTTACTAAATTTTCAGTCATGTTATTTATTTTGTTATTCTCATTCTTGTTGGGCTTCACGTTGGGTGGGAGTGGCTTCACAATGGCATTATTCTTCTTACCACCCTTGAAATAATTCAAGAAGCTCTTACCCTTCTTTTTCGTCGCATTCTCGGTGACTAATGTAGGAACTACATTCTTCTTCTTACCACCTTTGAAATAATTGAAGAAGCTTTTACCCTTCTTTTTCATTGCATCTTGGCGTTCTAATGTAGGAACTACATTCTTCTTCTTACCACCTTTGAAATAATTGAAGAAGCTTTTACCCTTCTTAGGAGGCACATTGGTCGTAGGTTTATTATTCCTACCTATACCATTATTAGGCTTCACATTATTGTTACCGGTGCCACTATTAGTAGTGTTGGGCCTCACATTGTTGTTGGGCCTCACGTTGTTGTTGGGCCTCACGTTGTTGTTGGGCCTCACATTGTTGTTGGGCCTCACGTTGTTGTTATCAGTTCCAGTTCCAGTGTTAGAAGTGTTGGGCCTCACGTTGTTGTTACCGGTTCCAGTGTTAGAAGTGTTGGGCCTCACATTATTGGGTCGTGGTGGACCTGGCATCGGGGGGAGTTGGGGTACTGGCACTACCGTTCGCCTTTTTAACAAATTTGGTACGCCACCTGGAGGCCCACCGGTTGGGGGAGCACTAACACTACCCGGTTTTTGTTGTAAAAATGCAGGGGTTGTCATAGGTGGGGCTTGATTAGAGGGTTTGGGGAAAAATGGTACCTTCGCGCCGCTTTTTATATTTTTCGAGGTTAAACCTCGATTACTCATAAATCTCAAACGTTTTGTGGTCGCTTCAATTAATTCCTTTTTTGTCATGTTATCCGCGTTCTCTACACCAACCTTAGTGGCTATCCGAAGAAGTTCTTCTCTCTTAGTTTTCGGATCAAATAATAGGTCATAATTTCTGTTACCTAATATAACCTTAACCTGTTCAGGTGCAACTTTTACTACTGTACTTTGCACTGCTGTGGGGGTCTTTTTCACTGCTGTGGGTTCTTTGAAAAACGATACAACTTTCGCTGCTGTACTTTGTACTGCTGAGGGACGTTGTTGTGTAATCCTTTTCACTGCTGTGACTGGAGACGATATAGAAGTTTGTTTTCTACCAAGTTTGATGGGTTCTGATATATTCAAAAACTGAAGACGTTTTAGAATTGTATCAGTGAGTTGCTTCTTAGTCAACGCCTCAACCTTCTTGATATTGATCTTTTCAGCTAAATTCTTTAAAACTATTCTACTCGAAGATGTATCAAACAATTTCTCATAATCATTCGAATCAAACGGTGATTTCTTATCCAGTAGATATGTTCTATCTGGAGTAAGAATAAGGGGTGGCAACAGCATTTTCCCTTCCTGGATATTGGTGTATGCTTCACAAATCTTCTTTTTTGTTAGTTTGGTTGTTTTCCCGGTTCTGATTTTAACCACATTCCGGAGAACTTTAACGCTCGTGCTCTTTTTACACGGGTCTGTCATATATTTTAAACTAACAAAAAAAAAGTGATTAAGTAGTCAGATATCCTCTGTTAAATAATTGAATTTTTTCTTCATAACTCATGTTGAAATCAAAAACATCTGTATCTTCGACATTGATTTCGAGTATTTCTATTGGTGTATCGTAGGTGACCCGATTAGAAAGTGCTGAACGCACAAGGGTTTCAACGAATTGTTTTGGTGTTTGAATATCGTCTTGATACATTCGATTCATCTTAATTTTAATACACGTAACTTCGTGTGGTTTTTTATCAAAAAATGGTGTCAATGGAAATTCCTCTTTCATACCTCCATCGACGTAGGTTTGACCTTCGTACTTACCACACGCAAATATGAAAGGTACCGCCATACTCATACACACGGCATCAATAACATTCATATCTGGATGCGTATCCTTTGAAAAATACACAGTTTCTGATGTATTCATACAAAATGCCGAGATGTATATCTTCATATCGACTTCTTTGAATGTAGGGTCAGAACCACATATTTCCACTAACTTTTTACGGATAGGAGCCATATCAACAAATCCAAATTTGTTAAAAAAGGAGCCCAAACGTATCTTAACAAAATTGGGGATATTAATGGATAATGACGTGGTTAGAATTTCATCTACTGACATCCCCATAGCCAAAAATAAAGTTATTATTGCACCAGCGGAAGACCCTGAAATTTCCTTGACATTGACAAGTTGAGACTCTCGCGTTTTTAGGGCGCCAATCAATGAAAATAGTCCCATTGACGCTGGTCCCAGAATAAGGTACTTCATATCCCTATCTAATAGAACTGAGGAAATTGGCGACGCAATATCGCAAACACCAAGGCGTACACAACGGTGTGCGTTAACACCGATTGTACGCTCGTCTGACCAGAGGCGAAGAGACCTCCTGATTTCGCTGGAATTGTGAGCAGGAGACCGGGGCTTAGTAAGATGAACAGAGCCGTTGTAACGAGTAGATCTGTCTTGGTGAGTACGATACCCATTATTTTGGCAATTAGGCTGTATACGAGAAAGAACACGAGAGCGTGGAAAAATACAGGCATTTGACCAGTTTTCCCGTTCATGAAAGACATTTTTGAGCCATCGGTAGTCAGAAGAAGACCTGGGCTGAGTGATAAAAAAAGAGCAGCAGGGATCGCAACTTTTTGCGATGTGATATCCGGTAACATTTAATATATACGCATATAATTTTTAGCAAAATCAACGAAATGGTCGATGGTAACACCTCGCATCATATCCTCATGGAGTCTATTATCATTTATGATGCGCCTGAGACTTTTCCATACATGAATGAGAATCATCTCTTCTTGATAGTCACATGTGACCCCTTCCTGGGGGGAGTCGTGTTCCTCATAACAAAACTCGACAAAGTCGCAAAATGTCCCTGTGTGTTCAATGTGTGCATCGTATAGGAGTGTCCTGATAGTATTCCACATGTACTGTAATTCATCTGAGTATTCGACTTCCCAGTCTTCGATATTCAGAGGAGTGTGTTCATTATTGAACCCTTCGTCATCGCTGACGTCTGGATCAAATCCATTGGTGGCTTCGTATACATATTGACTCCAAACCATGGTTAGTTACTTATCTTCTTTCTCGGGCTTATCTTTTAAACCGGTTAATGAGAGAGAAGTTGATTCTTTTACTTTAAGACCATCTTTAATGGCATTTAAGGCTCCTTCAACCTTTGCTTCGTCACCACCGAAAAATTTCAAAAGTCCATCTTTGATAGCATCTTTATTGATACTACCCTTACGAACAGATTTACGAAGGCTGATTTTACCTTTCCTGAGGTTAATGGTATCAATACCCTGTTCAATCATGTGCTTCTTCACATTTTCCTTGAGACGCTTCTCTTCTTGATTGAGGATTTTGATATCAGCTTTCGCTTCAGAAAGTTGTTTGGAAAGTTCGACAAGCTTGGAAACGTTACCTGAAAGGTCAGTTCCAACCGAAGTCATATGTTATTTCTATAGTTTAATCTTTAAGCACACAAACTGCGCTGCATGAGATCGGGGACGATGGTGGAGTTGTTCCACACGAAGGGATCCTTGGCGTTGGGGGGGTCCGCACGGATCTGCTGGTTGGCGTTACGGAGGGCACCACCGACAGTCTCGGGGAAACCAATCTGGGCGCGGGGCTCAAGGAAGTTTTGACCCTTGAGGATGTCTTCTGGGGCAAACTGACCGAAATCTTCCTCAGAAGCAACCTCACGGGGGAGGAGAGAGGAGGCGAGGCCGGTACCCTTCTGCATACCACCGTTCACGGGCGCGGCAGATGGCCCGATGGCCGAACCACTACCTAAGCCGACATACTCACGCTCATTGATGGAGTAGTCGGAAGTCTTGTTAAGGGTAGTGAGTAAGTAGACAACAACGGCAATAGCTACGAGAGTAAGTATCTTAGACTGGTGACGCTTAATCATATTAGCGATCATCTTTATATATTAGTAACAAATTTTTTTTATTCGTCATCGACAAATGCATATTCGTCTGGGTATGTATCAATGATTGGCTCTGGGTGAAGCCTGACCTGAACAAGATTCCATGTGCAAGCGAATGACTTCTTGGCGAACCAAAGTTCAGAAAATTCGAGAATCACATCACACGACTTATCCTTCTGGAGAGTTTCAAAATCTACAGCCTCCTGTTGAGAATTGAAAATCTTGGTGACATCGATACGATCGCATCTCAACTGGTTATCCGATGCACTATGTGTGTAAGCTCCCCTGATAACATCTTCAGATAACTCCTTACCAAACCAATCAACCGCATTCTCTTGGGCGGCTGTAACATTTTCAGAATCGATTACTCTGATCTTATCAGCATTCACCTCGGATACGAGGTCAATAAGAATGTCATCGGAAATGTCTGAGATTTTAACACCATTCAACTGAACGAAAACCTTACGTTTATTATCATTACGAACTTTTACAGAACGGAGGCCATCTTCACCTTTGGTGAGGGTATCGAAAATCATTTATACTCTATTTGTGTTTCATTTCTTTAACCCAACAAATGGTATATTAGATGCCTTGTCGAGAATTGATTTAGATAACCAATCATTTCTGTTTCCCCTGTACCCATACAGGGTCTTCTTGATATTGAGACTTTTATTGAACTTTTGCGCATTCTTTGGCCTGTAATTTTGTTCATTTTTCACATATGACTTATTAGTGATAGTTTTCCATTTGAGTGTCTCCACATTGAAACGTTTGTTCCCTGACGATTTTTCGTAATTGTTTCCAACTTTTGTGCCCTGTGTAACTGTCTTAATACCATGTACCAACTGCTTAGATAAACGTTCCTTTAGGGGTTCTGTTGTAAATTTACTGTAGTTTCGTGGGTTAACACCAGATGCTTTCTTGATATTAACATTTCCGGATTTGATGCGCACTGTGGGTACCTTTTTGATCTTGTTACGAACCTTTTTGAATATATCATCAATAGAATCACTCAGTTTCACACTCTTATTAAACATTTTTCCAAGTTTTATGAGACGTTGGCGATCCTTTTCTTTCTTTTCTGGTCGCAACTTGAGTTTATGCATGAGATAGATGTCCCCAATCAAGAACTCTTTACTCGCGACGGAGATTTTGTTATTTACAATCATCTTTCCTGTGTTGGCGTTACGGTATGTAATTCCCCTTTTTTTCGTCAAGGCGACATCCGAACCAAACTCATCTGGGCGCATGAATGGAATATCTAAGATGCCACCCATCGTGAAATCTTGAATTTTACCCGTTTTTGGTGATAAATACCTGATATTGAGATCCAATGCGAATAACTCCACATCAATAAAAACATCACCTTTCCCTGGGTCGTTATCCCCCCTAGTTTTCTTTTTCTTGATGAGTGTGTACCTCCTGGTAACGTACGGTCCCTTGTTTTTGAATCCCACACCAAGGAACTTTGTCAACTTACCCTTCTGAGCCAATATACGGTTTTTAATTCGTGTATTTAAGCGACTGGATATTTCCCCAAGTTTATTCCATAAGAGTAGTTTCAAAGCCTGGAGTTTCCCAAAGTATTTCGCATTCGTTTTCATGTGAGGGACAAATTTCGCATCGATGTCACTCGTGACTATACGATCTTTGAATTCTACATACATATTGAAAGCTTCTCCACCACTTATAATGAGATCACCAGACGATTTGAGAAATTCCGTCAGTTCTCCAGTCGTTTGAAGGATGATATCACGGATAGAATCTGTGACAAAAACATAAATCATCTTCTCAAACTCTTTGTCAGGATATGTACTGTGGACACGGTCCCTGAACTTCCTCAAATCTCTCGGTTCATCACGATCGAAATATTTTTTGAGTTTTGAATCTTTGAAAAGTAAATTATCATTGATGAATTTTTCAATGGTCTCTTTTGGGTAAATCTTATCATCCATTATTATATTGTGATATAATATTATGGACTGTGGCATTATAGACGAATGTAGATGCTACATGTACAAAGGTACGAAGAAGCAATTCTGTGGTGCGAGGAGGGGACCCAATATTTCTCCATGCCCGAGCGCGTGCTGTGCTGGTGGATGTTCTGGGCAACCTTTCCGAATTATAAAGAGGCCCAACCTTAATAAGAAAAAGGACTCTAGGTTCTTTACCCGCGATTACCTGTTCGGTTTCTTTACGATAATCACATTATTCTTTCTCGTGTTCCATGACTTAAAGATTAAGTGAGTAAGATAGATATAATGTCTCTTGAAACCATTCAAACCGATATCGTTGCTCTTCGTTCCGAGGTGAAGACCCTCACCAAGCTTATCCGTAAGATCAAGAATACCCAAGAAGATCCCGATGGTGAAAAGGCGAAGAAGCGTGCAGAGAATAATGGATTTAACCGAAAGCAGGAAATCACGCCTAAGTTGCGGGAATTCCTTGCTCTCCCAGGTGAGGAGCTCATTTCCCGTTCAGAGGTGACCAAGTTCATCAACAAGTACATCCTCGAAAAGGGTCTCAAGCATCCCGAGAACGGTCGCCAGATCATCCTCGACGAGACACTTCGGGTTCTTCTCGCACCCCCAGCTGACGTTGTGGTAACTTACCTCAACCTCCAGAAGTACCTTTCCCCTCATTACATCAAGAAGGAAAAGGCTTAAAAAAATAAAACATATCAAGAATAACAAGATGGTTACTTTCGTTACGAAAGAACAAATAGAACAACTTGTTGGTACAAAGATCAAAAACCTTGATTTGTACCAAAAGGCTTTTACACATAAATCGGCACTAAAAGAGTATGAACAATTTACTGAATCATTTGAAACACTGGAATTTATTGGTGACTCGGTCCTCGGGTTTGTCATCACTAAGTTTTTGTTTGATCGGTATGAAAGTCGTCAAGAAGGTTTCCTCACGAAAGCTCGTACAAAGTTGGTTCGTGGTGAAACACTAGCTAGTATAGCCAAAACGATGGGACTACAAGCATTGGTTATCATGGATGAAAAAGGTATGCGAAATGGATGGAATAACAATCCAAAGATATTGGAAGATGTTTTTGAGGCGCTGATCGGAGCTCTTTACATGGATCTCGGTCTCCTCCATGCCAAAGAATTCGTACTCCGGATTTATACAAACCCGGATATGATTGACTTGAATTCTATAATGATTGATGACAACTTTAAGGATCATCTCATGCGTCATTGCCAAGTGAACAATCATCAACTCCCCGAATATCGTGTCGCTGGTCACCAAGATGGTATTTTTTACATCGATGTATATATTGATAATAAGTATGTAAGTCGAGGTACCGCGAAGAGTAAAAAACACGCCGAACAAGAAGCTGCGAAACACTTTTTTCAGAGAATAGAACACTTTAAAAGACAGGGTCTGGCTTAAAAGAGTGAGAAGTGTATAATTTAATAATGCATCCTAATGTGAAAAGGCTGATTGAGTTAGAGTATGCAGAACAGAGGTCAGAAGAGTGGTTAAAATTACGTGGCAATCTTCTGACCGCCTCGGATGCGGCCACGGCTATAGGCGTGAACAAGTATGAAACGCCTGCAAAGCTTCTATTGAAAAAGTGTGGAATGGCTGAACCTTTTCGAGGCAATGAGGCGACCGCGTGGGGAACTAT